ACCCTTGATGATGCAAACGCTATCATTGAAGGTTTTGTTCTAAGTGATGACAATGCCGCTTGGGACGGGTCTACTACTGATAATAAAAACAGGGCATTGTTCACCGCAGCCCAGAGAATAGATAGAGAAAAATTTTTAGGGGCAAGAGTAAGTGATACACAGGCTTTGGAATGGCCTAGATCAGGAGTAAGAAAACCAGATACATATACAAACCTATATGGCTTATCTTTTCCAAATAGATTAGTTGCTGATTACTACACAGATACAGAGATACCAGAAAGAGTTAAAAAGGCTCAAGTGGTTTTGGCAGTTTATTTGAACAATAATAGAAATGGTTTAGAGCTAAGTGGCCTTGAAGATTTTGCGGCTGTAAGTGTTGGTAATATAAATGTAACCCCTAGATTCTTTGGTGCTGTAGGGATTGATCGTATTCCTCCGATAGTTGATCATTACCTGATGGGCATTAGAATAGGCGGAAGAGCAAACTTATCAATCAAGAGGTCTTAAATGTACGGTTACGATTACCCAGCAGCAATAATCATTACTAATACTGCAACACACACTGGCAGATTTGGTAAGGTTCACGCTTTAAAAGATTCAGAAGCTACTTTTGTGGCAGAAAATATTACAGAAAATGGATCTGCAACTATTAATGGTATTGAAATGAAAGCCTCAACTGAGGTTTGCGGTGTCATTACAAGTATCACTCTTGCAAGCGGACAAGTTATCGCTTATAGATTATGAGTCTTGCTAATGCACTAAAAAAGGCGGCTAGTGCTTCATTAAAAAAGCTTGGCGGTGATATAACTATTAGGCAAGTCACTGCTGGAAGTTATAACACAACAACAGGAGCTATCACAGAATCAACATCTGATACAACTATTAAAGGCGTTGTAAGTAATGTCGCTCGCAACGAGGTAAATGATTTGATTGAGTCACAAGATAAAAGGCTGACTATTTCTGCTGGTGATCTTACATTTGCACCTACTACAAAAGATAGGGTTGTTATTAGTAGTGTTGAATTTAAAATTATTCAAGTTATAACGAATGAACAAAATAATACTGCTGTAAGCTTTGATCTTATCTTGAGGTAAACATGGCTAGAGAAATAAAACTTACAGAAATAAATGATTTTTTTGAAGAAGATGTTGTTGACCTTGTAGCTGCTACGACTTTGGAGTGGACTAAAAGAGTAAAAAAAGCAACTCCTGTTTTTTCTTTAGATAACTACCCTGATTTGGATTCTATTCCAAACTTTTTTACGCTGCCAAATGGTCAAGTAGTACCTTTTAAAAAAGCTTTGCTAGATCGTGGAACTGGTGGAGAGCTTCGTGAGGCTTGGCAGACAGAAATTAAAAAATTTAGAGGAACAATCATAAACAATAAACCTTATGCAGAACCAGTATGTTATGGCACTAACTTGCCACCATCTTGGGGAGGCTCATACAGGACAAGACAAAATACACAGGCTGGATTTCCTGAGTTGATTGCAAAAGAACTTGAAAGTTGGATGAAAGGTCAATTTGGTAAATAAACTATGGCTGCAACAGATTTAAACACAGTAAGATCCACTATTGAGGCAAGACTAGCCACAGAACTAGCCTCAAGCCCTGCAATCCCTGTTGTATTCAACAATATGGCATTTGATAGCACTACAGAAGATTCTTTTGTTCAATGCGTTACTAGCTTTGGTGCGAACACATATCTCACTCAAGGTGGTGCTAGTGACTCTGATAATTTAATAAGCGGTCTTGTTTTACTTAATGTATTTACAGAAGAAGGTATCGGGGCAGGGGCTAACTTTACAATTTGCAAAAGGTTAAGAGACTTATACAATAGAATCACAGTATCAAGTGTTATTTTTGATGCACCTATTGGCCCTGAGATTTTAACTTCTAGTCCAGAGGGTAAGTTTCAAACACAAATTAGAATAACATTTACTATTTACGAGGATCTTTAATTATGGCAAAGTTTGAAATTACAGAAGAAATGCTGGACGCAATCGAAGCTGTGAAAGGTAGAAGAGAGCCTAACTATTGGGATCCAGAATGTAGGAAATATTATGAGAGTCAACAAAAAACCAAAAAAGATGTAAAGTCCACTGAAAAAGGTTAATATAATTATAAATATTTAATTTTTTGTCATGGCAGCTATTAAGGGTGATGTTGGCAAGGTTATGTTTCACAATGCGGCTGGTACTGAAGCTGACATATCTGGAACAAGATCATGGTCATTATCAATTTCAAAAGACACACTAGAAACTACAGTTCAAGGCGATACTGCTAAAACTTTTATAGGTGGTCTTATAGCTGGTGAGGGTTCTGCTGAGCTTATCTATGACCCATCTGGAAACTCAGATTATCAAGCATTTATTGATGACGTATTAGTTACAGGTGATGCTGGTGACGCATTATTTGAACTGTTCCCTGATTCTGCAACTTCAGCAAAAAAAATTAGTTTTTCTGGAATTATTACTGGTGCTGAATATGGAGCAACACTTGGAGAGACTCAATTAATAAATATTTCATTTATTACAACTGGTGCTATCACATCAGCTATCTAATTAATTAATTTACCAACCCCAAAATTATGGCATCTAAAAGAACAATAGATCTCCTTACTGAATCTTTTAAGGAGGAAATGACCACCAGAAGAAAATATGAATGGAAAAATTCTAATGGTGATGTTATTGAAACTTTATATTTTAAACCTCTAACTAGATTTGATAGAAAGAAAGCACAATCTGTTGCTGGCACAGATGAAGCTTTAACAATAACAACTCATATACTTTGTCAGGTTGCAGAACTTGAAGATGGTAGCAAAGCTTTTAAGATGGCAGATGCAGAAGATTTGCATAGATTCATTCCAGAAAATGTTTTAAATGATATTGAATTATTTTTGTTTAATTTAAATACAGATATTAGTTCAGCAAAAAACGAATAAGAGGGGATAACTGGCTAAACTTTGAGTTTTTCCTAGCAACAGAACTTGGTAAGACATTGCAAGAATTAAGAATGTCTATGACGGAAGAAGAGTTAATATATTGGGCTGCATATTATGAAATTAAGAATGATAGGGAGAAACAAGAAATGCAACGACAAAAAGC